TTATTACATATTTTCTTCTTATCCACGTATCATTTATCCCTATTAGTTCCCCCAGTTTTGATGCAAGTGACTGCATCGTCATTTGTGCGGCATCTCCGCTATTTTGTAAAACTCTTACATTTGCGGCATCTGTCACAGTCGGAAGTTCATTTTCATACACGTCATTTCCTGTTGCAGCAACGGCAGCAAATGTTGAAGTTTCTGACAAAGCCATAACCATTCTTGTGGAAACCATGTCCACCATCTCATCCACTGTTACATTCTGTTCGTTACCGTCTTTATCAACAGCCTTAAAACCAACAATATTGTCTAAATTCAAATCACTCATAATATCCTAATTTTATAAAGTTTCTATTTCAGATTCAAGCTCAATGATATGGTTGTCTATACACGTGTTCACCTCATCATTGAAGTTCGCTATATCCAGTTCCACACATCCGGCACTTGACCGGGTGCTGCTGTAGATACGGACATAGCCGCCGTTATTCAACGTTTCCTTCGCCAGCTTCAGTTTCGCCAGTTCGTCATTGATCCGGCTGGCGCGTTCCAAATTCTCAATTTTCATGTTGTTCCTCCTTCTCTTTATATGTCTTCAAATAATGTTCAAACGAATCGGCAAATGCTCCGGTAAAGGTCGGATAAGCGAACCGGATTATTTCAATCTCCTGCCCGCTTAAGTCCACATTGCCTTCCGCATTATAAATCTTCTCGGAAAGACAATGCGCTCCGATATTATCAGGCACTTTGGTATAAAGGTTATTTGCCAAGCTATATGCCACATCACAGGCAACCATTTCTTTCTTGTCTATCCCCGTGTACATGGGGAACTGTTTAAAATTTATTTTCATAATCATTACATTTTAGTTCCAACAATCAATCCAATTCATAAACCACTTGTTATTATGCTTGTCATAATACATTGCTGCCGCCTTTGACTTGGCCAGGCCTATCGAAGTGCTGACCTCCCCGGAATTCCAGCCGACAAGATTTGTTCCGGCTATGGTCACATCACCACCAGAAACGTTTCTTATCCAGTAGAACTGCCCGTCTTCCGCAGTGGACGGAACAGTCAGCGTAATACCGGACGTTACAGCCATGATAACACTATCCATCACTGACAAAGTTGTGCTCTTGCTTATTCTGCGCAATCTGAGCCTAAACCCACAGATGTCCCCCTTGACGATATACAACGCATGATTCCCGGTATACTGAAAATCATTATCATCATAAGCATGGGAACCTTGTATGTCAAAATACATGCCCACATTGCCATACGCCGTATTCGTTATATTCCTATTAACCGAAATACGGGATGGGCATAATATTGCCCCCCCACTAGATGAAGGAAAAGTATCCGCTCCAATAAACACGCTTGAATAACTTCCGGTAAATCTTACCAAGTTGGCGGAAAGGAGCATGGCATTATTTCCGCTAACAGCCTCCAAACTTGCAGATGATATGGTAAAACCACCAATATTCCCTTTTGTAGATGTGATTGTTCCAGTAATCTCTGCATTCTTACATTTGAAATACCCGGTTACGCCATTGATAAGAAGAGTTTCACCTTCATCGTTGTGGGATTTAAGCACATTGTTTTTGAACATGAATCCGGCCACATTCGCACCATCGGCGAAAAGGGTATCAGTAGCGATATTCACAAACTTCTGCATGGCTTCCCAGTTCGAATCCCCGTTGGCTGATGTGGGTGCAGAGGTAACGGAAGCACCGTAATTCTTTACAAGGAAATTATAATAAACTCCCCCTATCATATATATGACCTTATCCCGGTAATCCGCATTCCAGACGTAAGTCTGTCCGGAAGCCCATACGCCTCTGTCACGGGGAAACGCCCCTGTTGCTCCTGTAGCTCCTGTAGCTCCGTCTTTAGCAACCCCCACACCTTTTTCAGCGACAAAATTATTATTCCATGCGTTTGCGTCCGACGCGGATTTATAAGCCCGGACGGCAAACTGGGTGTATCCGGCTGTTGCAGGAACGGATATCTGGCTGTTCAGGGTAGCACCTACATGCGCCAGCCAGCTTCCGTTATATTTGCGTGCGACAAGATAGAACCTATTCGTATCGCTCACATTACCGCCTATATTCTGTTTCATGGTAACATCAAATGCTGACGGTGACGGTGTGCCTGTTGACGTGAAGTTTATCGTGCTTACCGGGCTGTCAAGCCAGTACGAAGCGGACGGTTCGACACCGGAAGTCATTTCCTGCCAGTCGGAGTTGACAGCCTTGTCCGATCTCTTCCCGGAAAGTATGTAACCGCCATCCTTCTTCCTTAGATAACGTCCACCTCTCACACGAAGAAGCGGAAGTGGCGGATTGGATGTTTGAACCTTGCTTAAGTAAGATCCTCCGGCAAACGATACTGTACTGTTTTTCGCATAAGGAATGTTGGCGGACTCCCAATGACCTGCGGCTGTGATACTCTCACCGTCAGCCCCGTCCTTACCATCTACAAGCATGGGGACGGTTTCAACATCCACTATCTGGTCATTCACGTAAAAGACAAACTTCAATGTCTTCGTGAAATTTCCGCTTGATATGGCTGTATTGTTGTTTATGGTAGTTTCTGCTCCACCGTCTATGCTGTATTTCAATATACCGTCCGTTGTAGTGGATATCACGCCCCCCACTGACTTCTGCCTGTAACATGATACGGAAGACACGCTGTAGTTCCCGTTCTTGTCCTTGCTTACTGAGCTGGCGGAAACGACAATGCTGTATAGGATGGCATCCGCACCATTCGCTCCCCCACGCACACCAGCTACTGTGAACGTAAGATCACGGGAATACTGCTGCCCGTTCTTTGTAGCCCTGATTGTGATCTTCACCGTGTTTGTCGCAGCAAGAGTAGCTCCGGCAGATACCGATATTGTCACCACTCCCGTATTCTTGTCTGTCGCACACAGAAGATTTGTGTCAGGTGTACAGGTGATGCTGTCAAGAGTGAGCTTTTCCGTTCCGTACCACATGCTGACTGTTGTATTCCAAGTCTGTGAGGACACGACCTTCCCGTCTGAAGTAAGGGCTGCATTGACCATCTCGTTATCGAAGTCCGCCATGATGGCATTCTCTCCGTCCTTACTCCAGCGATGCACCACGGCAGGATCACTGAACTCAGACCATACGCCGTTTTCCTTAAAACGTGTACAACCCCATTCAACCTGATGGTCTATGTCCGTACCAAGATAATTATCCGTCCAGCCTTCCGGAACATAACCATCTTTCTGCTGACTGTCCGGCTTTTCAGGGGTGTTATCTATGATATTGCCTCTTGTGTATATATACTCATAGCCCTTACCGTCTTTCCCGTCCGATATCATAAGCTGCCATCTTCCGTCCTGATAGATGTAGGTGGCGCGGTCAGTTGTGTTACGGTATGAATCACCGTTTTTCGGGTTGGCTGGAGCCGTGGCAAATTCACCAAGGAAAGTGATGCTCTCGCCTTTCAGTTCACGCCCGTCAAGAAGCATGTCCCAGTCTTCGTTAACCTCCCAGTCGGCAGGTTTCCCGGCAAGATAATAACCACCGTCCTTCTTTCTTAAAAAATTGCCGCCTTTGATACGCAATATTCTGATGGGAGGATTGGAGGTTTCCACCTTGGATATAAAGACACAGTTGGCAAGAGTGACCATTGTATTGGCACTATATGGTGTGTTGGCGGATTCCCAATGGCCACCACCGACTACAGACAAGCCCGGATCACCTTTATCACCTTTGTCCACTTGTTTCAGCCATGCCGGGTTATCATCTGACGGCTCGGTTGTCGTTCCGTTATCATCAACGCACAGCCACAAAGCCCCGTTATGTGACACCCGGTTATAGTAAGCATACTTACCTGCGGTCCATTCACCTTTGTCCAACGGAACACGCACTGTCTGTCCGGTGATCTCATCCACCTGAAAGATAAGCCCGGTCATGATAATGTTTTGAAGAACGGCCGAGTAATTGTCCGCATTAATACCGGCTACAGTCATGCCTTTTTTCTTGCCGAACCACGCAGGCATCTGCGCCGGCTCCGGGTCCCAAGTGTTGGCATTGTCAAAGAATGTAATGCAGTTGTTTCCGTTGACTGAATCAATAAGTATATAAGTCTGACGTTCCGGATCCGTAAAGTTACCTGTTTGTGCCAATACCATCTGCTCGGCAGGTTTCCAGTCAGAATGTCCCGGACGGGGAATGACAGTAAACTTCTTGGCGGTATAATCTGCGGCAGTCACCCGGAATTTCATCTCTTCAAAGCCATTCAGCTTGCCTTCGCTATTCTTAGTCACAAAATAGGTGGTAAGGATATCATCAACAAACTGGCTCAATCCGTCCGCGTCCGTCAGATCGGGAGTGATGGTGTAGGTTCCATCGCCGTTATCCACGTATGACAATACGCTACAACCGCCACCGGGGGAGTTTACCATACGTCCTTTGAAATAGGTTGTACGGTTATAGGCTATTTCCGGAACAAACAGACGCTTACGGAAAACGCCGCTTCCCATTTCCATGTCACCCTTTTCGTCTATGTATCCACCTGATACACCAGTAACGAAATCACCGAACTTGACATATTTCTTAATCAAGACTCCGCCCAGTAAGGATAACAGGAAATTAGTAAAATCCTCCTTGTCCTTACGAATAAACATATTATAAATAGGACTGTCCGGAGAAAGTTTATCAGCCCATCCTGCTTTTATTTTTTCACCATTAACCAGAAGATATCCATCCAAATAAGAGATAGCATTAATCAGCTCAAGATTTGGATGAGTATGCCCAATACCTCCTTGACCATCATAGTTTTCGTATATATTATTGAGAATGTACGCAAATATGGCTCCTGCCGTTGTTGTAGCCCAATTTTCAGAATAAGGATTCTGAACCGGTATCAGCACCCCCTCGGACAAAGGCTGCGAAGGAAACTCAACAATCCGAGGGGGTATGGAAAAAGAACCAAGATCCGGAACATATATGTTCAACTCATCAGGGAGTTGGTCAGTTCGCAACAGATTTAGATATGGACGGGCATCGGCATATTTGTATGTGAACGTATAAGACGAAGGAAGTTCCTTGTCTGCATAGGACGTATTGTCTTCCATCACAACAATAGGACGAAGATAATTTCCACAATATATGTATTTGACTTTAGAAGGAAAAAAATCAAGCAACCACTTTCGCTGATTATTATCCAAATATCCTGTAGATTTTCGAAAAGAGCGGGTAGTGTCTATACGGTATTCGCTGAATTCTTCATCTATTTCCGCTATATTATGTGTGTGCTCTCCTGTAAAATCAGATTGCCCATAAGCCCGGAATGTATCTATACCTCCCAGCGAGTTTTCAAAAAGTATCCACTGTTCTTGTTCGGACTTGATTCCATCTGCCACATATCTCTGTATATAGGTAAGTCTTTCTCCGGATGAATTCTCCACCCAGACATCATAGAATGAAGGATACTGTGATCCAAACAGAGCCATGATAACCGCATATTGTACAGGAATGGAGTAAGCATTGCCTGCTAAAACAGAATGAATAGTTTTAATTTCCGAAGTGATAGCCCCGTCTTCTTTGGAAAAATAGGCTTTAACACGTACATTGCCGTTAATCGTTGCATAATAAGTCAAAAATTCAGGGCTGTAATAGGTAACAGGCTTAATTTGTGGTTGCCAAGTAAGGAAATTGGATGTCACAAAATTTTCAGCAGATGTCGCTAATCGGTCAACTCCAGCACGAAGCACACGAAATGAAATATCCTGTTCGTCTATCACAGCTGTAAAATCTGCAAAGATAGATGCCTGGGTATAAGGATTGCTCTGATCCTTCAAAAGAAAAGATAATTTAGACTCTACAATATCACGGATATCTATAGTAACCAAATTGTCCTTCCCGGGAGAATAAACAGCTGACAAAATTTTCTCTGTCCCTTTCTTCAAAATAAAAGAAAACTCTTCTGTCGCACTTATCTTGAATTTTTCAATATTACCAGATAAGGAGAATGATGCCGGTTGAGTTAATATGGTCATTTATCTATTGAATTAATATTTGAAAACAAAAATAAAAGTTAGCCCAGTCTACAGAAAGGACAATTAGACATCCGATATTTTCACAGCCACAAACCACACTTCGAATTCATTATAATATATATAATTTCCAAACTGATATGAGAGTGCCGTATGCTGGACAAAATAACGTTTTCCTGATTCCGCGTTTTCCTTTGTCGCCGGAGGAAGAAAAGCAAGAACAAATTGTTTATCCTTATAAGGAGAATTGTTATATTGTTCTTCTGTCAAAGTCGTTTTTACCTGTTTCACCTCCCACATATAACCTGTAGAAGTATTATAATCAGAAAACGATTTGGCTGAGCTGACCGGCTCATACAAACGATAAGTATAGAAACTCGTTTCAAGAGGCTGTAAACCGCCTCCTAAATTATATTTCAATATATTTAGAAGAAGCTTCTCTCCATTCAAACTGACAGGGAGATAGGGAGAAAGAGACTGTTTCAAATTGACGGGAAGAAGAAAATCGGCAGTGACTGAATGCATGGAGTTCCGATATATATTATCAAGCCTTCTATAAAACTTTTCAAAAATCCCATCATTGCCATTATAAGTCAATGTATAATCCCACAAACGGATATATGGATCTGAAGAGTCTGATGATAAATTTCTAGCATAATTAGAAATAGTACCACGAGGATACCCATGATCAGTATAAGCAAAAGCAAGCATAGGATTAAGTTTCACGTCAGTAGTTGTACTGGCATCAGAGGAAGGTTCCTCTTCCGCTGTATTATCAGCCATAAGTTTTGAATTAAGGAAGTTGGCTGCGCCAATATATGGAAACACATCTTCCGCATCATTCAAATTATTATGGAGCATTACAGGCTGGCAATCGGGAACAGATATCTCATGCGTATCAAGATCGCCACCTGCACAATACTTCATATACGACTCGGCAACCTTGTCATTAATCCGCAGTACAGTCATGTCACCAAACAATACCCAAAAATAATATCCTTGACGATAGAACGCACCATCCAAAGGATCAATATGTAATTGTTTGTATTTTCCATAAAGATCTGCAATCGAATCAAAGGTTTCCACTTCTTGAGGACTTGATATCTGTTCTTCAGAAGACAATATCAGCTGCTTGTATGATTCTGGATATTCGATATTAATCCGGGAAACTAAATATGCATCCAAATCAACCTGTGATGGCAAATCAAGAATTTCATTAAGAAGTATGATATCTATTGTATGTCCCACTTCATTAGGAATAAACTCACAACAAAACTTTTTCCGATATACATCCAAAATAGTATTACAGGAACAATCCGGTAATAAATCAGTTATCCGGATGCTTCCCGATATCAACGTATCAGCACAATTATTTATAAATACCATATCTGGAAAGGGAGTTGTACGAGTGAAGAAATTATCTTTCAATGTATAGCCGAAATACGACAATATGCGCTTGAGCAAGTAATTTCCACGGATGAAAGGGGACATATAGTACCCGGCAGCAAGATTTATAACTGTATCTCCGTCCGTCACAGTACGCGGAACGGCATTATAAAAATCCGGTGTACCTGTAAGAGGTGTATTAAGACTGTCATAAAACGTGCCATCCACCATGAAACCATAACGATTGATATAATCAAATTTGGGAGATCCGCTGGAAGAAGTGCGGTCTGATTCAATGAGCACAGGGAATATAGCATATTCCGGATTGTTTCCACTAATCAATGACCGACAAAAATCTATGCATTGTTCAACAGTAGACAATCCTGGTATGGTCTCTGTCCCGAACACTTCGGATAGAGGCGTTTCCGATATTTTCGACAAGAAAGAACCTTCATTCATATAAAACGAAGTTTCTATACTTTCTTTTCTTTTAGCGGACAATACAGCCTGTCGACAGGCCATAAAATATCCGTCATCTTCAATAGTGGCAACAATAGAAGCAGACGGTTTCTGCTTTCTGGCCATAATATCCGGATAATCCAAAATTTCCCGATTAGCATCGGTATCCGGGAGACTCACCGGATTGGTCTGTTCACCATATTCATTAAAAAACAGATTCGGACGTTCCACTTGTAACATAGTGTCAGAGGAAAGATGATAAGCTTTCCCTTTATCTACATTTGTAATTTTCATCGTTTACTTCCAATTTTACGTGATCGATCTTGCAGTTTTCTAGCTTTATCAAATTCATCAAGAAGAGTATAGGCAGGCAAGCCATTTTTCTTCAGTAAAAGAAGAGTTTCATTAAGTTCTTCAATAGAACGACTTAATCCAAGATCCAGCTGAACAGCAGAATAGGGTTCAGTAGCAGATTGAATAGCCCCTCCCGACTGTCTACCTATAGCCTGTGCCTGAAGATACTTATTAAAGTCCAGAGTACGGATGGTTCCGGCCTGTTGTGCCTGGTCAAGTATGGATAATATGGGTGCAATGGTAGGATTCTTCACCGCCTCATTGCTAGCTACCCATTCCTTGGATGATCCGGCAGGTCCCTCTCCTACTATGACAGTAGGCTTGTCTATAAAGCCACGACGTTTAGGATCATAGACAGCATGAAAATCTTTTCCGTCCTGGGCACGAGTGACATCTATATATCCTCCGGACTGTTTACCGGGAACACGGGTATATGATGTATTCGGAGATGTAGTCCCCGATGTGGTAGATGATCCTTTTTTAGCAAGCAAACCTTTCAATGTTGTTTTTGCAGCTGTTAAAGCAGCCATAATCAAACCACTGATAATAGCGGTTCGAGCAGCAGCGGTCGCACCAAAAGTGGCAACCGAATCCGGTTGGGCAGCACTAATAGCTGCCGCTTTAGCCTGTTCCGCAATGGCTACAGCAGTAGCTTCCGCAATTTTTTGATTTATAATTTGAGATAAGACATCAAAAAGAATATCAATCATGGTATTACCAAAAGCGGAAAGCATGTCTTCCTGACCTGATAAAACTTTGCCTAATGATTCTCCCATCTGACTTCCATATTCCTTATATTGATCCACTTGCTGTTTCAAAGAGTCACTAATTATTTTTACCTGATCATTATGATGTTGCTGCCGCTCTGCCAATTGCTTATCAAGCCACTTTTTATTTTCATCCATAGACTTTTTATTGAGCGACACACGCTGTTGTTCTTCTTCTGTTTCAATGGCAAGCTTTCTTTGACGAAAATCCTCAAGTGCCTTTATACGAATATCCAAAATTTGCTGTTCAATCTGCTGGCGTTGTGAGGCCTCCAATCCCATTATTTTAAGACGGGCATTAAGATCTTGCAAGGTCAAATTTTCCATGGCCTTGTTAAATTGGGATTCAGTCTGAAGCTGTTCGTCATTATGCGCCAAATAACGTTGTTTTAACTCTATTTTTTGTTGTTCAAAAAGTTCTGTCTGCTTCTGTAATGCTTCCTTCAAGATTTTTTCATTTCGTTTAGCTTCTTCTTTCGCTGCATCAGGATCTATAGGAGTTACCGGAAAACGGTTTTTATAAATTTCCTTGGCCATGCTCAAATACTCGCTTGTTGCATTCTTTTCATCATCAATCCAAGCGGAAAGAGATTCTTTATTCATCTCATTAAAACTTTTACGTTTTTCAATCATCTCTGTTTGAGTCTTAATCATATCGTCTAAAGTAGTTCCCTGTAAACGAGAAAGTTCCGCATCAACTCCTGATAATTCCTCATATAATGACTTCATCTCCTCTTTGAACCTGTTTTGCTCATCCGCAGTCATCTTTCTAGAGTTTATTTGTTCCGCATTAGGTCCATATCCCATCCCCCCACTATAAACAGCAATATGTTTTGCATTTCCTTCTTCATCAACCCCATAAAGCCTTTTTCCTATACTTTCCTGGCGTTTCAGACTCTTTATCCTTTCTTCAATGTTCTTTTTTTCGTTCTTGCGCTCTTCAATTTGTGATTTATTGATATAGGCTAATCTGGCTTTTTCTGTTTTTATCCACTCACGGGCATAATCAGTACTCACAGATATAGCCCTTCCATAATTGTCAAAACCAGTAACAGCTCCTGGTATTATTTGAGCGATACGGGATATCAATTGGTTTAATTCATCTTGTTCTTGTGCGCTTAAGTTTGTTTTAGCTTTCAATTCATCATATCGGTTCAGCAAAGGGAGCAGCCCATTTTGCAGGGAAACAACCTTATTCAACTGGTCATCAAATTTTTCGCCAGAAGAATCAAGGGATTTTGATATTGTCCCCATAAAACGTCCTAAAGTTCCCATGAAGGATTTGATAGCCGGTTCAAGTTTCTTTCCTATCTTATTATAGATAGATTCCATCTGATCCCCTATATTTGATTCCAAGCCAGCCAGTTCATTCATCTGGGTAGCCATAGAACCTTGTACACCTTGTAATTTACCCAATGACAAAATATAGTTTTTAATTGCCATATCCGTATTCTGCACCTCAGTAGTTACCCCCCTGAATGTATATGCAGTAGTTTTTCCATTCTTCGAAGCGGTGATACCAAATTCCTTCAAACGTTCATTCTCACCCGTCATGGCATCAAGCAATGCTTCTATAAACTGGTCTATATCCTTGCCTTGGGACATTGCGATATCTCCCATTGCTGTCAGTTCATCGGTCGTTGGTTTAATTCCACGATTAACTAATTTAATATATGATTCAGTCCATTCTGACACACTGGCCGGCGTATCTTTAGCAAGCTGCTGCAACATCTTCATTGCCTTTGCCGCCTCCTCTGAGGAACCGGTAGCGTTACGAAGAGTCGCTTCAAAACGGGCATATTCCTTACGGGTTTCATAGGATTTCATTCCAACATCTTTCAAGTATCTGACAAGTTGCACGGCAATAAAACCTTTAGCAGCCGTTTTGGCCATATTCATCGTTTTATCAAATGCAGTCAGCTGTTGCTGGGCATATTTCCCAGTACCCCTAAGTTCCTCCATCCGGTTATTTACTTTGGCAAGTTCCGCTTCAAGTTCGGCATATTCTTCTGGATGTGTTGATTTTACTGTCTGATCCAACTGTTGGCGAAGATCTTTAGCTTTTTTTCGTAGTTGGGCCATAGTAAGCCCTGTAACATCCAGCTTCTTCTCCAATTCACCAATCAGCTTGTTATTGGTTGAAATAGTCTTATTACTTTTTTTTATTTCTTCATCAAGACGCTTATATGCATCCGATTCTTTTTCCCCTTGAGCCTCCAACTCACGCATCAATTCACGACGTTCCTTATTTGTTTTATTCAACTCCCTATTAGCCTTAGTGAGTTTGTGAATTTCCTGCTGTGCTTTGGACGATTCCACAGATAAAATCCACTTGATTTCGTCTTCATTAAGTTTCTTAGCCATAATCAGTAGTCTATATATGATTGAAAATCTAATTGATCAATATCCGATCCTTCTTGAAGTTGCCGGGTGATATACTTACGTATGTCCTGAGTAAAGCCATAACGCAGATTAGGAAGCACTTCACCATAAAGCACCCCCCAAATGACACGGTTATAGATGGAAAGTTTTCTACGTATCCGCAGATCCTGCCGAAAACGAATATCCAAGAAACGCATATAAGGAAGAACGCCCATATAATATACCTGACGTTCGGTTCCTTCTATTTCCACCGGAGATTTTTGAATAGATTTGAGCAAATTTCCGGATATGACATTCAAATTCTCCGATATGACTTCCTGTTGTATCTGACGTATTTTTTGAAAACCGACGGATACAACATTGTGAATGAATGTTTTTTTGATAAGTTGGTCTGTTACCATAGCTTCATAAATTTGAAGCTAAAGTAGTTATAGAAAAGAAAAAGGCGAAGGACAGATTTTATACCGCCTTCGCCCATATTAGACTAAAACAAATATCATATTTTATCTATAATTATTTCTGTTTAAACATCCATCGGAACTCACAGCCTAATGTTCCGGGACGTGGTTGGAAACGAAACCCTCCCATAAGAAGCGAGTCGTAGACATCCTCCAAGCTGACAGATGTTCCCGGATCAATCTTCTTTATGGCTTCATACACATCCTCAGTGGAAAACCAATGAGTCGCATCGGACTCACTGGTTGCGGGAGAATAGACAGTCATCAACGCAGTGATGTAGCTATCCATTTTGGTTTCATTATTCTGACTCATCAAAAGAAGAAGCCTTAAGATCTTTCAAAATCTTGCGCACACCACGAAGTTGCTGCAACATGACCAGACGATCACCATCACTGGCATCCGCTTCCGGATTCTCAATCAGTTCAGCTATACAGTCAAGTCCTTCAAGGACATTATCAATTTCGCTATTACCGTCTTCCTGCATACGACGCAACACATTAAGACTTTCGTCGCTTAGAATAATTCCATTAATATTCATTTCTTTTAAATCATTAAATTATCATATCATAATATTAGCTATAAGCAAGCTTTTCAACGGTGCACTGCTTGTATTGTCTTGCTGTATGCAGCAAAGATAAAACAAATATGATGAAACATATAGGACAGGCAATTGTGCTTAATGCAGGGAACGAAACGAAGCAATGTGGCACGTAGTATGAACAATACCAAACGTGAAAATGTTCTAAAGAATTTTCCTTTTTTACCTAAAAAAATAATAACATAATAAACATCAATACATTTCAATAAAAAATACGGATTCTTTTGCAAAGAATAAAACTTTGCTCTTTCAATAAATACAGTCGTTTTCATTTTTGGTGAACATTTAAAATGAATTAATAAAATTAAACAAGGGAAGGAAACAAAAAAGTTCCGCTCCCCGTTGTTCACCACCTGAGACAGGCTGTGGGCGCATTAACGCTCCACACGGGACGGAACTATATGTTGAGTTGAAGACATAAAAAATGCCCGCAACAAATAATCAGCGAGCCTACTCGCCTATCTCAAATGGTGAACGCTACAAAGGTGAATATTATTTTTGGATTGACAAAACAAAAGCGGAACTTTTTTAGAGTTCCGCTTAATAATTTCTTATCGAATAATTAATATCTTCTTGCCGGATCTGTATTCATATTTTTGAAGCGTTTGATATAAAAACGCTTGGGTGACTGAGATTTTAATGTAATTACAGAAGTTTCACTATAATCTAAACAGTCTTGAACCTGACTAGTAATCTCTTCTTGTTTCTTTGTCACATTTTCAATTTTTGATACATAAAAAGAACTTTCTAAAGATTTAATCTCATTACAATTCTCTTGTGTGGAATATACCATATTGTATCCAAACTTAATAGGAGAATTATTTTCATTATAATTTTCTGAATATCTGCGCTTAGGCTTATCCTTTTCTTTTTCACAGAAAAAATATATTTTATCTATAAGATTTAAATCGCCAATAACTTTAGAAGATTTAGGAGCTACACAAACTACAGGCAAATCACGAAAAGTCTTACTTTTAAATTTAGATATAACAACATGGTCATCTATACCTTTATAGAAAGATGAAGAAAAACCATTAAAAATATAAGATGACTGAGATAACGAAACAAATAAGTTCTTATCCGTTTTATTGGTAAACACCATAGAAGCATTTCCCCATTCTTCCCAAAAATTATAAGTCAACTTACAATCCTCATTCTCAAATACAAACTGTTCATTAGTTGTTTTTGCCGAACTGCTATCCACATCATAAATCTGGATATAACTTTTACACGAAGCGAATAAAAGAGAAACAACCAGTAGTAAAAAATACTTTTTCATAAATATCTAAGTTTTAAAAATTTTCGCAAAGTTAATAATAAAATTTCAATCAGTATTAAAATAATACTATATTTACAAATAAAAGGTGCTTTATTTCTAAAACACCTTATAGTTACCTCCCCATGATTATATCTCCTACAACATTCGCCAGTACATTGGAGCCAAAACCTTTCAGACCGTCCAGCTTCTCAATCATGGAGATTATTTTATCTAATTTTTTATCCAGGTCACATAGCTGAATCGTCGTACATTTTGTGCTTAAAATACCTTCGTACATGAAACCCGGAGTCAACATCCTTAAGGTTTTCTACAGCCTTGCGATAGCAGGATAAAGCCATTTTTTCGGCAGGAACTTCTGCCGGAGATTTATGCCCCATATCTTCTGCGATGCTCTTGGCATGATCCGAATAAATCATATTAGCAGTCACCCACAAAGCATAACTGTTATAATGTGGTTTATCTTCACATACTCCTCCGAGCGATTCAACAGTTTTTTCAAAAGTATCATAGGACCAATGGAATCCTTTCATTCCATCCTGGTTGACGATACGTTTGCCGATATTCATCGCCTCATGTTCGGAAAGATAATTGTCCCAACAAACAGCCTCCAAATGCGAAAGCCAGTTTTCGGCCAGATCAGGATGAGCCGCTGCAACCGCTTTGAACATATATTTTTCGGTCTCACCAAATATCTTCATATTCTTCGGATCCTTACTTGCCACCATCTTCTCATAAAGATCATGGTAACGGTCTATCATTTCTTCTTTAGTCTTCATAATTATTTGATATTAAAGTAAACTCCCCACAATGAAGCGGGGAGCAAACTCAAACTTTTTTCTCCCTTTTCTTTTTTACAGGCTTTAATGACTTTTGCACTAAAGTCCTATCAAGCTGTGGGAGCAGCCGGAAAGGTGGCCGCAATGGTCAACGGAGTAGCCAAGCTCACACCAAACGCACGGTTACAGCACTTCACATTCTCAGGAGTAACCTGAGTAACAAGAGGAGTAAGTGTAATCGTAGGAACAGCACCAGCCGCACCGATAAAGGCTACCTTAAACTGCTCAACCCATTGTTTGGTGACAGAACGGCATGATCCTTTAGGAGTGTAAGCAACAAGCACTGCTGCATTGATGGTTACAACAGTCTGGGTATTCACCGTCTGCTGTTCTGCGACAGTAAAATTAACTATGCCGGTAGGTTGCACACCATTTTCAGCGCAATAAGCCTGGCATAAATTCTCCACTACATTAGTCAGATATTGCTGGCTGGTAGCGGCGATTTCAATAGGAGTCAATTGAATCATAATGATATATATTAAGAATTATTCTGCATCGGAACTTATACCGTCCGATTTCGGTTGGGGTTCATCGCTTCCGTCAGCTTCCTTATCAGGCGCTGTCTTGACGATGTATTCTTCTTTGGGAATCAAAGGCAGGTTATATTCAAGCAAGGTTTTAAGCTCCTCCATGTCTTCCTTTTCAAAAATGACCTTTCCATCCATCAATGACAAACCTCCATTCTTGATGGCATCATCCACTATTTTGTGAGCCATTTCGGGCAACGCATCATCCGGCACTTGTGAGATATAGCGGTTAATGACAGGTTCTATGATAGTCCCGCTGACATTCTGCATTATCGGAGATAATTCCGCAGCAAGACTCCATCCGGGTTTAACGAAACCTGTTGATTTCAATTTAGTTTCAATCATCTGCACAAAAGGGAACGATCCCATTTTTTGTGCGGAGAATTGCTGTACTACAGGTTGCAGCCATTTATTCAGCACTGCTGATAATATTTGTGAATTGGTATACATATAATATATTGTTTGAGTTTAAAAAGAGGAAAGGACGGAATGAAACCGCCCTTTCAATGAGATTTACTGGTTACAACCGCAGCAACCGGTATCACATACCTTACGTTGCGGGACAACAAGTTCACTTAACGCAGCCAAATCAGCAATCTGCTGTTTCATACAAGCCAGAGTGGCAGTATTAGTACCATTATATACAGCCTGATTCATATTGATGGCATTCTGCTCGTTCTTGTCCAAATTAATACGGGTCAATAAACGATCGTACACATCAGCCAATTTCTGATCAGTGTAAGTGTTCGCCTTCAACAATGCGATCTCTCCATCTTTTGCTGCCAGTTTGTCCATCATAGCCGCTTCATAACGGCTAATAGGTTTGTCTTCCGAAGTAATCACTTCCACAGGACCTGCCGCCATATTACGGTTATAACAGCCGCCTCCCAGAATATTACCCGCATTCAAACCCAAAAATGATGCGATACCTGCTGACGCTCCGACAGTATTGTAATTGCCTTGTCCCTGGCCGGTGACATTATAGTTCTCACCGTTCATACCTTTGATAGTCATAATATTATGTTTTAATAAGTTACTAGGCCAGGCTATAACCTGACATCACAAAGGTACAGACTATAATAATCAACTGAATTACAGTTATTTGCTTCTTATTTACCAATTACTTTCGACTTATTTTCAAGATGTTTGCGAATAACTTCGACATCTTTTTCCATCCACAGGCTGGCAGAAATTCGGGATGAATAGGAAGCAAGCAGATACCGGATACTAGCTTCTGTACGGTCCATATACTTGCTGATTTGGGAAGGGTAGAAACCTTCTTCGGATAACAGTTTTACCAAAATGCAGCGGGCATCCACCACTTCGGCGGCCCGATTGTCTGACAGGATAAATTCCTGATGTATTTCCGTGAAAGAGGCGACTGATTCAAGGATTTCATTAAAACGTGCGGTCTTGCTCATAATAATGCAAAATTTAGAAACAATTTATTAAATAACATTGTTGTTTATCTATCCCCGGCACATCCAAAGGTTTTCAAATTCGACTGTCAATAGAATAAGAGCAAGACCGCAAGCCGGGGATTTTTTTTACCACTGCAACAGATTGTAATTGATAGTAACAGCCAACACAGGAGAAAAGCCGTCACTTCCGATACCATATCCGGCAGAAAGGCCAAGTCCCCACCGTTTATTTCTCTGTTTAATAGTCCCCAACATTGTAGGGCGATACAATTCAACTGACTTAAGTTCCGGATTATAACCATTAATCAAAATGCGATAATCATCCGTCCGGTATTCCCGTTCCATTATCGGGATTATCACCGGCATGGAGTCAGGCAACGCAGAGTTTATGTCCGCATCGGGATCTTCCATGGATACCGGCAACAAAACGGTATCCACTCTTACATGATGTTCTACCTCAGGCGGAGGTATGATGGTATCCCTAATGGTGTCAATAACCAACGTCCATAATGTATCCGGTATAGTCTTTCCAAAATTATCAACATGACGGGAACACCATGAAAGTATCAGCATGATACTTAACAAGACTATCAGGATCCAAGGTATAAGCTTCATGATTCAATGAATTTAATTATTCCTTCGACATGAAGGGATGTTATGGCCTGTTTCCCTTCTTCAGACAAAAGGAAAGCCACATCTTCCATATTGTCCTGAAATAAGTTTTCCGTCAATACAGCCGGACATTCCGTATGTTTTAATATATAGAATCCGCTCTCTTTGTCCGGATCACCATCAGCCATATCTTTTCTAATTTTCATTCCAGAAAGGAATCTTTCAGCCGAAGCATACAGACAATCAGCAAGCCTGTCCGCTTTTGTCTGCCCTATACTGGTCCATGCCTCCCATCCACGAGCCTGCATCCATTGCGCCCCGTTTCCGGCGGCATTACAATGGATGGATACTAGAAGAACATTGCTCTTTCCCAATTCCGAACAAATATCATTCACACGGCGGCATCTCTCCGATAGCGGCACATCAACTTCCTCACGCACAATCCGGAGTGTTTCATACCCCCTCTTACACAACTCATGCTCCACACGGACGGCAATTTCACGGGTATACAACGCCTCAATCAAACGACCGTCCGGAGAACGCTTGCCTTGTGTATTGGCTCCATGGCCATTGTCAATTAAGATTTTCATGTTTGCTTTCATTTTCTATCTCATTTATAACATCTTTCAATTCTTTACTTTTCATCCCGACCAGTCCTTTAAAGACACTCCACAGACTGATATGGTAATGCAGACCTTTACATTCGCAATAATTACTGATCACACTCTCAAGTTCACAGTAACAGGCTATCAACATACAGCATACAGAAATAGTGGAATAAGGAATACCCAAAGGTTCACCAATAGCTTTTCCTAAAACAGCCCCCAATAGAATTATACATACGTAATCCCCCATTTTTATAAGAGTTCTCCGGATAGCCCGGCTTATACGCACTTCCTCCATCCTGCGTTTGGATTTGCTGATACCCCACCATAAATCTGTAGAAATAAGAATCAAAGCCAGCAGCATCAACCATCTCATATCCCACATCAAACTATAAAATTCGGTAATGAAAACCGAAAATGTGATTTTAGAACTTGTATTCATATCTGTTTTAAGTTATGTGTTTCATTATTTCTTTTACATTCATCCAGTCGGGAGCCGATGCGACAAAGCTCATACTCCAGCCTATTGACGATAATTCGGGAGAAACAAAAGGTACAATTGTCTGATTCTCCGATATAGGCTTGAGCCAAGACATATTACGGGAATCATACATCATATAAGCGCGCACCTCATTCAATAGTTTCAAAGTCCGGTCACTCTGAATGGCAACCTCTACCATATCAGACTTATTCCCTAATTTGACCGCAACCGTCACCGCACGCTTATGCGTATCCTCTATGGAACCTATATTGTCCTGAGAGCTTTGTATCTCTCCAAAATCGCAGAACAGATAAGTTCCTATAAGGGCATCCACCCGTTTTTTAACATCTTCAAAACGCTGTCCGAAAACAAAATTGGAGATATCGGGTACTAAAGGTCTGGAAAGATCGGCTATATACCCCTTCAATTCCTCATATTCATACAGATCGGAACTTCCGTTGATAAACATATCCAAAACCCCGTCACGGGCAGGAAACCGGGAAAAATATTTTAAATACTCAAGAATCATAGTATATCATTTATAACATCAATTGGCAATCGGGTGGTATTGGCGATCTCAGCAACATCCATTTTGGAAGCATGAAGGCTACGCACGGATTCAATCATCTTCTTTCTCAGGATTCCAAGATATTGCAAGACGCTCATTTGGGATATCTCACGTAAATTTCCATATCCGTCAGCACTCAAACCGTACAAAGCATCCTGTGCCCCTGTGCTTATCACAGATTCCTTTCCTGGTATGATTTTAGTAAGAATCTTGTATTCTGTACGACTGAAAAGATAATTGATGAATCCCTTGAAATTGAAACGGATGGCCTGCAATGTTTTAATATCCACTTTTGAAAAAAGAACGGCACGTTGATGCGCCTTGTCACTCTCATAAGGCAGTGAAGAATACAGGATGGAAGCAAGCAGAGGAAGCTGCTCATCCCGACAATCCGCCAGCTCACGCGCGTCAATAAACTGCTGTGCCGTCAATGAGGTTGTCAGCATAGAGAATCCTGTATCAATGGTATAACCAAGACAAGGTTCATCCTGCCCGTCAATATGGACCGATGCTATAAATTGTTTGCAAAAACAGGAATCTACCACAAACTTATAATCAAGCCGTGACAGATAGCGGGATATGGTTATTCCTGTCAGCCTTTCCGGAGGAACACGTTTGCATAACTCATAAGAATCGGTGTCAAGATCCGCCAGTGCCGCATCATTATCCGGATAACAGATGAGAAAAGGAAATGTGACCTGCTCAGCCAGGCAAGCAATGTTTCCCATGGCATCCGCATCGGTTATCTTATTGATATCCCAGCCCATCACCCTGCATACATGGCGCACACGTACAAGACCGGCGGAAAGTTTACCTGCGGACATGGAAATCAGATCCGCAACCAGTTCTTTAAATTGAAAAGTGTTCAACCCCTCCCAACTGTTCGGAATGGAATACACGCTTCCTTTCAGGGTAAATTCAATATCATTTTTCATGGCATCAAATAAATTTTATCATCCGGACGATTGAAAGATGTTTCAGTTACAATATCAGCATCCGTATTTCCGGATAAAGACAAATCAATATTTTTAAGGCTTTCCAAAGCTTGTGACATCAGATCGTCAGATAAAGTTAACATCCTCTCCTGCTCCTGGGTACCATAACGCATAACTTTTGAATCTTCAAACAAATTACGGATGGTTGACGGAAATTCAAGGATATCAAATCTTCGTAACGACAATGCCACTGTTATTTTAGCCAGACATCTGTCCAATTTCCGACGGTTTGTCTGATCCTTTTCCGGCAAACGCTCATAATAGCCTGATACATAATCATCCAATGCCTCCTGCTGGATCGGAACACACCTGAAAAAGTACAGGAATGAATTATCAATGGGGTAAGATGCATCGAATTCATAAGTCGTCTTCAACTTAAGGTTTTCCAAAGCCTTATAAGCCTTGGTCTTCTTCCATTCCTCATTCGAATCAAGCAGCTGAAGTAACGTATCCATTGCATTATAGTAATTATCACGATAGGCCCTGCGCATCTGCTCCTGCTCGTTCTTGTAGATATCCACATCCGATTTACGAAGTGACAGCACATTGAATATAAGCTGTTTTGCCAATGTCAGATTAGCCACGGCACTTCTTAATGCATCCTTTTCATCGTTGTCCTCTCCTGCTGCTATCTTCTTGTAGATATCAGGGGATATGACGGATTGAACCTGCTTAATGGCACTCATGGCACTTGATGCAAGATCCTTGAAATTCATATTACTCTCCGCATAAGGGGAATAAAGGTGGAACTGGGCCACATCTATAAACAATTCTTCTAAAACATTCATGGCTGCTGATTATTAAGACGGTTAGACGGTGATACATCTTCCTGGCGTGACGGGATTTCCCGGTAAAAGCCTATCCGATAACCTTGTTCGTACAATTCAGGGAAGTTAATACGGATAGCCTGGTTAAACGGCTCACATACAATCTCATCTTCCGGTGCCAATTGGAGCAGATAAATCAAATAGTTGTAATAAGCGTCACTTCCGCTCTTGCTAATTACACCGTCCTTGCTGACTGATGAGATGGAAGAATCCAGCCCGACACTTGACAGCAATACTTCGTCAGCACGTTTATCATAGCTGATAATCGCATCAATGTATTCTTTATATTTTAAATCGACGGTTTCTATCTTCCATCGCTCCTCTTCCCCGCTGCTTCCGTTCCGAAAGCTGAAAGTCGCGTAAGCCTTTCCTTGGTTATCGGCTCCGGACAAATAATCGGATATATTATCCAATTCCTGTTTTATATAGCGGATCAAGGTAGACTCCTTGAATTCAGTCCCAATCTCCAGCCCGTTGTACAGCAATAGTTTCTCATTTTTCGAAGCGCGTTCCTTGTTTTCGTTGCAAAGATTGGTAATCTGGGTTCTCTTCGAATTAACCCATGCGTTAGGAATGATAATATGTATTTTAGCCGCCAGCGAATTACGAAGAAAGCTGTTAATATATACCGCATTTTCATTGGATCCCTTGATATAAGGCTGTGTGCCCTCGTGTGTCTCATTCTCTCCATAGAAATTATCAATGGACTTCTCACGATGATGGGAAACAGCAGCGAACCTGTATCGCGGTACATCCTGCATACGCAATTTAGGATAAATGCGCAAACTGGTACTGATTCCATTGATAAACTTCCCAACAGCTATAGCCGTGAAATCCTTATAATAAACCATATCATAAGCCACATCCGTCCGGGTGGTAGCCAAAAGACAATCCTTATTCTCCATGGCTTCCAGACCAGCAACCGGCAACACACCCGGAACAATCCCTTTTCCTGCTGAAAACCGCCACTTTACAAAGAAATCGCGGAAATAATAATAGTTTTTGATGTTCTGTTTGGCAAACGCCCGGTATCCCTGCTCCATTCCATTCTGCTCCCAGCTTTCCAGCCATCTCTGTATACTAGGTTCCATAATCCAAGTTCTCTTGACCTTATTATCGACAAGTTCTGTCTTATAGACAGCCGGTCCGGAGCCATACAGCATATTGACCTGTTTGGTTATCAATCTTGGAAGCAGCCTGTTATGCTTGATATCGCTTGCTACTTCCTGGCATTTCAGATTGTTCCAGCCACGAGAAGCGATGTTATACCCTTTGACCGTAAGCCATCTCACCTGTCCTTCCAATGCCACCGGATTAACAGATATAGTACGGTTACGCTGTAAGGCATCCTGCATATTCCCTTCCCCTAGCTGGAAAGATATCACACTGCCGTCATTAACATACACGCCAAGGCATCCCTGTATCTCTATATTACTTTGTTGACTCATGATAACCAATCTATTTTATGTAGTTTAAATCCATCTTGCGGAAATCCCATATAGCGTATCAATATAGTGTAGCACATACGGGGTTCTCCGTCCTTGTCGGTAAACAGGAAGAAGTTATCACTGTCCACACTGAAACGTTCATGAGGCAATTGGGTGCGCCATCTGCAACCGTCCTTTATTACGATCTTAGTGGATGCCTCATTACGTTGCAGGCTACATGGATAGAATGCTATGGTAAAGCATCCATCAGGCAGCTTGGATATTTCTTTGGCCCATTGCATGGCCTGTGTGCCCGACATCGTAACGTTATGATCTATTACCTCTTCCATGCTACGAATTTATTCGTTTTCCGATACAATAGAAAAGACGAAATTCCACAGACTGAATCATATTTCCACCCTATCACCCCCTGTGCCGCTCAATCCGAATTATCAGCGCGGCGTGGAGTCAATCGTCTCTTGAAAAAAGTTCGAAAACTTTTCAAAAAGTCAATCGTTTATCCATGATTCACATAATGCTTATTTAAATGTCAAACAGACACTTATATTAAATCAATTGAACTTATTATTTAAGCCAAATTTTAATTATAAGCTGAAATTATCCGGAATATCATCAGGAATGCTGGTCAATTCGTTAAGAACTGCATCCCCGTACAGGCCGTACATCAGATAAATGAATGCAGAAGGAATCTGCGTTGTCAGTCCAGCCTGACGGTGAAGCGGTATCTTAACCTCGCTACTCTTGTCCAGCTCTATACGTCCGTTGGTGCTCTTACGTGGTGAGAGAGGTATAGCACTACAGAGGTTAGGGCATTCATTTTCGTCAATAAAAACGTGAGGCAAAGCATTGCTTCTGTCACCAAACAAAAGCAACATCAGCTTGAACTGCTGCCAATGATAGATTGTGGCCTGTCCTTCGTTCATGAGCTGCACTTCGAACCCGTAACTTTCCAGTTCTCTCTTCAGTGCACGGCTGTCAGTCGTTATCTGTTCCAGTTCCTCCCTGCGTTTGTTACCGGCCCTGTCCGGATATAAAACAATACGTTTGTTCCGACAGTCACGCCCGAAAAACTCATAAACCTGTCTAGCAAGCTCCGGCTGCTCATCCGGATAGAAACAGAAGAACTCTTTCAACAGCCTGAATTCCTTCCCGTACTTCTTGGGTTGCCCACATACCAGGCTTGAGAAATGTCCGGGATCATACCCTATATACAGCGGAGCGCTCTTGTCGTAGTATTTCAAATAACGGGCAGTGATGATAAAGTGATCCTTCAGATCAAGCTTCATGATAGAATCATAAATATACCCGTCAGAGAATTGATGCTTTTCTTTATCATAATTTGCAAAGAACTTGTTAACCACAGACTTATGACGGACAGCACATATAGCAGTAAGAAATTCGTCCATATCCAATGTGTCAAGCTGAGTTTTAAAAAACTTAGGTCCCAATATGTCTTTATTGACAAATGAACTGGCCCGGATATACAATGTGGCGTTGCGCCGCATATCAGTCAAACGCGGTGTCCACATGGATATCTGTCTGTCATACTTCTTCAGTTCCAGGCGTATCTTTTCAAGCGTGACCGGGTTGGTGGTATTCTTCTGGGCGGTAAGAAGTTCCATTCTTTTATAAACCGCTTTGTTCACATGAACGGCTACTGTGGCTATTTCGGAAAGAAGCTGAGGATTGTTCTGATCCTCATATCGTTCAAACCAGTCGTCCTCATTCAAATCCACACGGGCAGTATCAGAAACCCCAGTCCATCCCTGGTAATACGGGCTTTTACGTATTTCCGCAGAAGATCCACGAAGAGAAGGAAACAGACGTGTCTTGAGTTTCTCTCCGTCATTGTGTTTCATTTCTTCTACAAAAGCATGAACACCACTTCTACCCGCCACTGAGTCCGGCTGGTCAGAACTTACCAGCTGGATATGATGACCGTTCCGGAACAGGATGCTATGCTTGGGATAAGAAATTGGATAACGCGGCTTCCGGAAATGCTCTGGAATCTTCGACTCTCCCGCAATATAGTCAATGCCATATTCCAGCATACAACGGGGACGGCCGTTAACCGTAATCTGCCTGGAAAAAGCAGCCTGAATGTTAGGCCATATATTGGTAAGCAACGCAACATAGGTACGATGCGCTAAAAATGACAACTCGGCCGGCATACTGTCTGCCACACGGACAATGCGGTTTACTGTAACCTCACTCGTCTTACCTGACGCACGTGCAGCTTCCACCACCACTTTGTTAGGGTCAAGAAGATTGACCATTACCTGCATGGAATTCATGTAGATACGTTCCATCTCCATTGAAAATTCATCATTGGATATATCGTTCTGACTCATGATTACTCTTCATTTAATATTTCCTCTACATCCTGAATATCGGCATCCCGCAACAAGCGTTTCTTTTCCCTCTTATCAATAGGAAGACCGTCGATAAGTTGGATATAAAACCCTTCGTTATGCTTACGCGCTATCTCTTTCAGTGATTTGCTTTCCAATCCCATATCTTCCGGACGGAGGTTAGGATCAATAATGAAAGTAATACCAAGATTGGTAGCAGCCTCTGCTATCTGGGCGGCACGAATCCGATGCTCGCTGGCTCTTTCGATACATGCAGCCATCGTTTTCATATCCCCCTTGGCCGCACATAACTGCGCCATGGATTCCAGCTTGTCCGCATAGTGATTCTCCCATACCTTCTCGCTGACATTGTTATCGACATTAAAATAATTAATGGCTTGATAGATACGTTCCTTGCAGGTACGTTCATCTAAAGCCAACTTCTGCTCCGCATTAATGCGCAGACGCAATTTCTTGGAAGCACGGGTTATATTCGGCTCATATTCATATATTTCTGCCGCCCATTGTATTTGTTTCAAAAATTTCTGCACATCTTCCGGAATGCCATTACACTTTCCGGTAGTGAGAAATCCTGAAATCATATCGGGATGTATCTTATCAAGACGCTCAAGTACGGTCATATTCCAAATAGCTCTTTACGCAAATCTTTAAAATAACGTTCATTCTTTCTCTCTTCAAGAAGCTCAATAGCATCAATGTCCCCGTTTTCCGCTTTCTTCGCCAGTTCCATATCAATATTCTTCTCTCCTTGAGCCAGTCCCGACTCATAGGTTTCGTAGAACACATCTCCCGGCAACGACAGCCGGACAGCCAATGCCATCTGCATATTTCGTGGCAACTCCAACAGGCGGCACACGCGCTCACGGCTATACCCCATAATGGCATAGGTGCGTACCCGTGGCAGATAATCATCGCTGACAATCACAATATCCTTATTCCCAGTCATAGCAAACAGCATATTAATACTGAAATACCGGCTATCATCCCTACCATGGTAAGGAACAGGGAAACAGCCATAAAATCAACCTTTAGTTTTTTCATTGAGTATGTCTCTAAACAAAGTTTCACGATCACGATACTTGCGTAACAAATTCCTGTCCTGTTTCCGTCGGGATTCACGTTCGGGATTTTTCAAATACGCTTCATAACGCCGTATACTGTCAAGCACATTGCGGTGTTTGCGGAGAAATTCCTGAGGATCCTTTTCAAGAATGGAAGCCAGCAAGGCACGTTCACTGCGCCCTGCTATAAGAGGATGAAGGAAACGGAAAGAACCGGTATCATTATAGGCTCTAAGTTCTGAGAAAGCCTGCAAATTACGGATGCGAAGACGTACAAGGGAAAATATATCATCTTTGGTAATATTGTCAGCATCCATACGTTCGTCTATCTGTTTCATCCGTTTCCAGCTTACAACACGGTCATTATAGATAAGGGTGGCAGTCTGTACATTCTCATCATCAAGATTATCCCAGTCAATAGCGGGATATTCTTCATGCTTCTGTACTTTCCTTAAACCTCTTTTTTTTTCTCAAAGTCCAAAGATGTTTCCGCCTTTTCCGCACGAAATTCCGATTCCTCTACTCTTTCCTGCAATTCCTGCACCGTATCTTTCGTTTCTTTCAATTCGGCCGATTTCTCCTGCAACTCGTGTACTGTTTCTTCCAATTTCTCCTTTACCGAGCTGACAGGATTGCGCCGGTTCTTTCTGATCTGTTCTGCCGTTGCATAATCAAGCAGAAGATAAAGAATCTTGTTTGCAAAACGTTCAGGTGATCGCTCCCATGCAGGCAACACAGGCGCATCAGGATTAATACTCCGTAAAAGCTTCAGATCGGCCGAAGCGGCGTATTGGTTCTGAAGACGGTTATAATGAAGCTTCTTTTCTTTGAATGAATACATAACTTATCAGTTTAGCCGGTGCAGGATAATACATTGTAAAACAAACATATATATCCTCACCGGATTAATTATAAAAATCAGACAACAGTTTGAATACGGGATCCGGCAATCTCAACCAAAGTGTCAGTATCAATTACGCGGAAAGTAATACGGCTTCCAGCACGGGCGGTCCATGTGGCTCCATCCTCAAGAATAAACACATCATTCTCAGCAACTGTAGCCGGATACTCCACACCCTCACCTATAAGAGTTATATAGCGTCCCTTGTCATTGGCCGCCAGACCGGAAACTGTAGCAATAGCCTTAGATGAGGAGGTACAATCAGGAATGGAATACAAGTCCTGTCCCGGCGTAATGGTAAGATTAGTGGCATCCGCCGGATTGGATTTGGCAGGCTGGCGTACAATAGCACCTGTATATTTGTAATACTGTGAAATGGAAGTACGCTGGAACGTAAATGTCACATAACGTCCGTCTGCGTCATGCTTGTTTTCAAACGTTTGAAGAATCATCGGGCGGTCATAAGAACCGATGATATACCACTGGCTTTCTTCAATTTCTTTGAAGAGAATGATAAACTTGCCACCCGCATATTCTTCCGTGAAAGAAAGCAGCTTGTCCCGCTGTCCACCCATAACCGCCACAAACTGATTGGTTCCGGAAGTGGTGATATCCCCCTTCTCACCATTGCCTACAAAAGTGGGGATGGTATGGCACACAAAATACTTCATATACTCACCATTCTTCATCGGAACCTGCCCTACCTCCCTGTTGGCATTGGGAGCCGGAAATAGCTGAGAGTTATCCACCTGGTCAATACTGATCAGATAAATCTGATATGCAATGTTTGATCCATGGGTCTGACGGTCGGACACATCCTCAATATCACCAATATTCATCATTCCGGTAACAGCCATTGACAGCCCGACAGCAGTATCGGCAGAGGATTCAAAAACAAAGCTCAAGGAGAGCACTACAACCAGCACCGCCAGTTGAAATAAAAATATGCGGGAATTAATTTTTGTTCTCATAAATTTTCTGTTTAATAAAAAGGGCGGGCTACCACACCCGCCCCCGATTTAAAAACCTTTTTAATAACCAACCAAAAAAATTATCTAGCTCCAGGTACATTGGGCTGTGCTGTCTTATTGACTTTGCGTACGCCACCAGTGCAGCGTTCCAGCTCAATGAATTTATTCTGACTGTTCAGTATGACCATAAGATAATCTCCTACATTTGTCGGAGTCCATGCCTCGGAAATGCTTTCAAAAGAGCCTGATTTAGGAACACTGGTAACATTGGTCTTATCTCCACATTCTATAATATAAGCCACTCCTTTCTTAGCATTATTTATTGCAGTCAGTTCTTTCGCCGCGGTATTGGTTCCGGATATGAACCAGAATCCTTTCGATGCGTCAGCTGTTGTGGCATCCGCCTCCAAGGTTACGGAAGGTTTATTCAGGAAGATCTGCTGCCACAAATAGTTATTATCCTTCAGCTTGTCGGCAGAAGAGAAATTACGGCCGACAAATGCGGGCGAACATCCTTCTTTCCAGGTAGACCATCCGCGGACCATCTCCATCTGCATTTCTGTCTGCATGGAAAGCATCTCTCCCGGCAGATTCTCAAGGAATTGGATATTACCCGGAACCTGCATCATCATGAACGGCATCTGACCCAGATAAGGCAGCCAGATGATACGCATGTTCGTGGAACTGTCCGGTATGATGTTCAAGTAACTATTAGGCCCTGTAAAGTCCTGCTGTTGTCCATAAGCTTCACGCACATTCTGAATCCACCATTGTTTGTGGTTCTCATTCAGATACATGACATGCTGGTCAAGGCTCATGTCCTCGGACACTTTGGCCAGAATTTCTTTGTAAAATTCCTGTACGGTTTCCAGCATATTGGCATCATCATAAGTGCGGTATGCAACATTGTCGGTCAACAACAGTTTATGTTCGTGGTGTAGACGGATAAGGGTGTAAAGCACTCCGGTACCGGCATTTAGATAGGAACCGGCTACGCCCGTCTCAGGCTTCACATACAAACCTCTCATACGGCGCATATTCTGTTCACGCTGCGCATTCTCAAGAGATCCCATAATGGCATATTCAATCATGGACCATTTGATAGGATCCGAGCCTTCACGGTTAAGGTAGCCTATATACATGCGTTCCAGTTCCTTCATAGGACCGAACTTCATCTTGATCATGGCATCGTCCACATATCCCATCTCCGGTTCAATCTCCATATCACCTTTATAGACCTCCCCTACCTGGTATGCTTGTGACACTTCGCCAAAGAAAGCGTTGAAAATGACATCACGATCCTGAATACCGTAACGAACAGGGAAATACTGGGTAAGCTGGCGAATGGAAAGCACACGGGCGATAATGGCATCCTGACGACGGATAAGATACTGATCTCCACCCTTCATCCCCGTAACCTGGGAATAATCAGCGGCAAACTCACCCGCCGCCAATTTTTCCGGGTTTAGCTGGTTGTGAGACTGCAAATAACTGTAACGCTCGGCCAAAGAAGAAGAATAGGCTTCCACTTCGGCTCCGAAAGACGCAGCTATCTTCTTATCCCCCAGACGCTGATCTGACGCAGGATTGGCCGTAAACCGATTCCATGGCTTATCCATCGAAAAGAATTCGTTCTCAATACCGAAAAGGAATTTCTCACGGTCTCCGGAACCTGTAAATCCTACAACCGAACCGGCAACCGTAGCCATAGGAACATCATCAGCCGCATGATTACCCATGGCCATGAAGGTAGCGGATACAGCTTTCGCCATATCAAGCACCTGCTGTGCGGTAGGCTGCTCTGTTTTCGTATCCTGTACTCCATGCGCGGTAGCGCCTTCCGCATTTTGTTTCGGGTTGATCAATCCTGACAATACGCTGAACGCCTCATTGATCTGTGCCTGGTCGGGAACGGCACGCTGTTCATCCTGATAGGCCTGCATATCGGCATGAAAATCCGTTCCGAATTCCTCATGGTAGGAGGCAAAAAACTGTTTCCATTCGTCCGGCGTAAGAGCCTTCAGGGATTCCTCGGAGCCAGCAAAACCAAGCTTCTGAAGAATTTTCTGTACGTTTTCTTTAAATTTCATTGTGATACTAATTAAATTATACTTAATAACTGGCTTTTGGCCCGCTGAATGTCGGCATACTCACGACCCAGACGGGATGCTTCCAATATGGCTTCTGTCAGAGTAGCCCTTGCATCTATCAAACCTTTTCCGATCGCTTCGTCCGTAAGGTAAATCTCCCCGCGAAGGGCAGGCTCATCATCCGGAGCATCCTTAAGTGCCGAACGGGTGGAACGAACTTCGGACAAGAACATATCATTAAGAGGATTCAACATACGTTCCACATACTCATCACCCTTACCTGAAGCCGCGTCATCCATTAACTTGGTCTTAAGATCCGATGCGGAAGCATGATATGTATGCACCTCTATACCCATTTTCTTGAAATATCCGGAATAATCCCAGACCTCGGCCATTGTCCCAATGGATCCTATCTTGTCATAACCGGTAGCAGCAAAAATTTTAGTGCCATGACAAGCTATGAGATAGCCGGCAGATGCACATACGCGCTCGGCCAGAACAACCACTGGCTTACTCAATGCTTTCATAGTCCCGGAGAGGCGATCCATATAAAAAGCCTCGCCTCCCGGACTGTCTATATGAACAAAATGTGCAATGATGGCAGGATTGGACTCGGATGCCAGCAGATCCTTCTCAAATTGTTTACTGGAAAAATGCCACCAACAGTTTGATGTGATTATACCGAATACGGGATAGTAAGCAATACTGTTATCGGGAAGTTCTTCAGAAGCATAATCGGAAACGATGCTGATATTCTTGTCAGGAAAAGCCATGCAGACCTGAGAGGAGCATAAATCCAAGGCACCGGAAACCACCTCGGTATACAGCATATCAGCATGTCCCTTTTCCGGAGAATCGGATTCTTGAATATTAGGAAACGCTTCAGCTACGGCAGAGGCGTAACCATCTGCCGTAATGAGCAATCCTTGTCGGGATAAGAGAAGCTGCTGAAGATATTTCTGTGACTGTATCATTCTGTTTTTTGTTTTTACAAAAATATCCATACCTTATATATATAAAAAAGACTATAAGACGGGCGGTTTCAGCATGATGCACTTCATTATGAGCCGTGCAGAATTAAGCTGGGGAGACAGGCACACCCTAGCAGGAATGTCAGCATCTCCAACCCCATAGCTTTTTCCGGAAGTATCACGAAAATACAATATACCGGAACGGAAGATGGAAAACTCCCTCAATATACCGCTATCAGGGCGTGATATGACAAGTTCCTTGTCACAATTGAAACTGGTTCCCGAAGCATTGTCCGAAACCGCAGGTTCAAATGAAAATTCCTCGGCCAGAAAAACATATTGTTCCTTATTCATACCACCTGAGGGGACAAAAGTAACGACAATAGAGAATTCTTTATTTCGCTGATTCATAACACTTTGATAATTAATAAGTTCGCCATTTACCGCCATATAGAGGACAGTTTTACCGTCAAAACGGACAAAACGATACACTTGGTCGGTTGTTGATTTAATATTATTTAACCATGTTAGATAACCTGTATCATATCCTTCTTTCTTTCGCGGCGGGCTTTCCGTTTACGCAAGTTCTCACGCCACCGATAATAGTTCTTCAACAGTGCTTCTTCAGATACGGATTCAATGCCATAGGTGCACAGAAACTGGTAGACAACGGCATTGTTATCGAACAGGTGTCCGCGCTGGTCATTATCCAACAGGGTGGCGTGCAGCTCCTCGTTGAACTCACGACGGATGGCAAGTTCTATATACGTCACCGCACGCGCGGACAGATAGTTGTACACTTCGGGATTCTTTCCCTCGCGCCGGTTAGGAAGGGCCAATACAATATTTCCATCCGAATGCGGCATATTATTTGGACGACGGGACATATAATTCCATATCACATGGTACAAATCAGAATTGTCGGGAATATTTACCGGATCATTTGAACCTGAAGCATATTTTCCGCGCAAATATTCCGCCAAATAGGGAGTGATGTTAATTGTGGTAGTGATCATACTTTTATTTTTTTTAGTTGAAAGTTCTTATTTTTGCGACCAACAGACCAACAGACCAACAATTGGCTATTAGTATAAAACAAAGTTAGTGATTTTCAGCCAATAAACAAACTATACCTTATATATTTATATTGTTGGTCAGCGACCAACACGACCAACATAAGGTATAGTTTACTATCATTTTTACTGAATTATTGACAAATGCCTAAAAACGGAAGACCAACAGTCCGACCAACAAAAAACAACTACGACCAACAACGACCAACAGACCAACACATATTATATATATATTATTACT